CCCTGCTGCGTGTAGCACTTGCAGACGCCCTTGAAGCACGCGCCGCCGATGACCTGGGGCATATTGACGATCTTGCGCAGTTCGTCATATGCGGGGGCTGACTCTGGGACGTTGGACACGCGAGGGATGAAGTCCACACGGTCATCAATGAAAGCAGGTCGTGAGATGCCAGCAGGCTGGCCGCGAATGGCTGACTGCGTTGTACCAGGGAATGGAAGGTTGCCACTGGGGGCAGTGACGGGAACGGGAGCCGGTGCAATCTTGCTGGCGATGGTTCCATATACCTTCCACGCCAGATAGCCGACAAGCACGACGGCGAGGACGAGGACAACCACGACTTTCGGGAAGCTGCGCACGGGCTTGACATGCACTGACGCGCTTTTGTACTGGCCAAAGATGTGCTTTGGGAGCCGATACCGTTTCTTGATCGGGGCCGACTTCCAGCCGGTGCGGCAGTTGTCGGCGGTCTCAGGCCACTCGTACCACCACCGCCCGAGAAATCCAATGTCACGCAGATGGACATGCCTACCGACAAGAGCACGCACGTTACTGTGAACGAGGTTCGGCCCTTGGGTGATGATATAGAAATCAAGCCCCCGGTGGCGGTGAGTTTCGAGCTTGGCGATGTGGTCAGGGATTTTCTGGCCGGGGCCGGATGGACGCCAAACGGTTTGACATTCATCAATGACGATGATGGAGCCATCGGGAACGGTATCGGGCCACGTGGTGGGGTCATCGAGGGGCACGTGAGGCACGGCCAGATCAGGGATGCCGTGGCAATAGATGGCGCGGTCTTTGGCAAGATCGACCAGCATTGCGACGAGCGCGGCGGATTTGCCCGAGCCGGGGGCACCAGTTATCAGGGTAATCATGTGCCGGACTGCAATGCAAATTTTTTCAGAACGAGCCACGCCAAGCCGGACATGAGTCCGCCTGATGTGATCGACATGGCGTCAAAAAATCCAGACATGGCGATGATCTGGAGCACTTCGGAGCCGATGCCGGTGAAGGCGCTTTTAGCGCTGGACATGGCGGCTTGTAGGGCTGACTGTGCGCCAGTGTAGGTGACGGTACCGACGCCGAGAGCGGCGAGGACGCGGGAGAAGATAGGCCACGTTATGGACGCCAGCCACGATGCAATAGTGTCCATTAGCCGCGCCTCCCAAGTCCCATGAATGTGAATGCGGCAGCGAGCCATGCAAGGCCAATGACAACGGGCCGAATGCCAGACGCGAAGTCGCAAAGAAGGTCAAAAGGCATTGATAGCTGGAAACCGTGGACCTGCACCGTTTTAGGTGCTGGACAGGAGCCGCCGCCCTCCCCCCATCCAGTGTCGGGCTGGATGGCCAGTTGGCGCTCTTCGTTGGGGACGGGCTTCGCCTCCGGAGCGGTGCCGAGCTTTGCACAAGCAACGATGTCGGGATACTTTTCGCACAGGCTCTGTTGTTCTTCGGGCTTCGGTTTGTCGGAGTTCGCGCCATCGGGTTTATCAGACACCGGTGCAGGTAAAGGTTGAGGCCTATCTACTGGCCGGTTTACTGGCTGCGTGTCCACACGCCAAGGTTCGTAAGGCGTAGGAGATGGCATGACGCGCACTCCTGGCTGCGTATATGGCTGATTTGTTGGACTAGGTGCCTGCTGCGGGTCGTACTGCGGATTTGGGACTGGATCACCTGTTGGTACGAACAGGGGACGATGCGCGGGGTTTGGTCCGGGAGCGGGGTTTATGAAGGGTTGCTCAACGGGTAAAGGTGTTCCAGGTGGTAACTCTCGAGGAACGGTACTGGGCATAGGCCAACCCGGCTGATTTGCTGGGTTGAGCAAATCCACCATGCGCTGCTGGGTTAGCTCAGGGCTCAAGCAACCGGCTGGTGATGAGGTCCAACCAGTAGGACATTCGCCAATTGAGGGATTGATGCGCTCTTCAATTGGTCGACCAAAGTCAACTGTATCAAAAGGTCCAGTACGGGCCAGGGTAGCGCCAGTGGGAGTACAGAGCTTGAGGGTTGAGCTGTAGACAGTGCCTGCATCTCTTGCGTTTTGAGCAGCAAGGGCCTGATTGCAGGCACCATTCATAGAAGTCCACGGTTCTGATTGATACCGGTATTGCTTACTTCCCTGAGTTGAACTGTCTCCGATTTCACGCCAGATTTTGTTTACATCATCCCACATGAGATACGCGGAGGCGAGCCATGCAGCAATGCCCAGACCTGTGCGGACATACGGGTTAGCAAAGATAACAGCAGCCGCGACACGTGGCGCATTAGCTGCCAGCCGATACGACGCGGGCATGGTTGTCGCTGAACCGGGCACGGGCACTCTTAGGGCGTTGGGCTGATGAATAACACGGTCAAAAATCGCATCATTGGCACTGGGCGCAATTGTCCACGCGCCAGGTGAACCGCCGAAGCCAGGAGGCGGGGCCAACTGGGCATAACCAGCACTCGCGGAGCCTGCCAGAAGGGCCACGGCGGCAGCTATTACCAGCTTGAAACGATGAGCCATGTTGCCCCCAATAGAGCGGCCAGAACGGCCCAAAATTCAGGCGTTGCCATAGTTGCTTGTAGTTTCACCGCGGAGTGTGCGGGCTATGAACATGATCGAGAAAGCAGCGACCCACGCGGCGACTATCAGCCAGCCCATTTGCAAGCCATCGGCAGCGGTGAGCAGGCCGCAGGGTTCGGGTGTAATCGCCACGAACTGAGACAAAGGAGGGCCGCCGGCCAGAGGATGAAACGTGTACGTGATGCCAGTTTCGGAGCCCGCAGCGGTGGAGATGTACCCTGCACCGCCATGCTGGACGATTGCACCCGTCTGCGTGGACGCAATCGCCTGCAGGGCGGCTGTCGGCGTGCTGTAACAGGCTGCGCCAACTTGGAACATCAGAAGCCCTTGCGCATGAACTTGAAAGCCACCACGGCAATGATGGCGACCAGCACCAGACCGGCGACGGTCAGGGCGTCTGTCTTCATGGTATCGAGGGCAGTACTGACCTCCGCAGGAACTGCGGCGTGCACTTGGGATGCCAGACCGAGCGCGCCGAGGCCAGCGGCTTGTGCGATGCGACGGGTTTTGGTTGCGATTGCGTTCATTTCATTTCCTTTGGTTGTGCCGGTCGATTAATGGATGTACGCAGCAGGACCGGCGTCCGCTGTGTTTGATGTGTCTGGAAGCCACGAAAACGGCCCTGAGGCGTCAATCTTTCGCGGGGTGTGCCGGATGCGGATAAAGCTGCAAAAACCGCCGCCTGTTGGTGCGAACTCAGGCAAGAGAAGCTCTCCCGTTTCATCATTTCGATAGCCGCCTCCCGGCGCAGGCCGGAAGCGGTCGGAGATCGAAGCATTGCCCTGCACATACGCAGGCCAAAGAACCCAGCGGCGGATACTGCGGCCAGTAGGGTCCATGCCCCCGGCGCCGTGAATGCGTGCTCCATGTGGAAAGCTCCCAACGTTTTTGGATTCGATCTTTGAGGCGTACTTCATGAGGTAGGCCACCGGGGCGGTGGAGCGCAGGCGGTTGGACATGCCATGCGCCCACATGGGGGGGTGCCACTGTTTGACGCCCTTGCGGTCTTTGGACTGCCAAGGCTGATCGGGCTTGGGAGGGGTCAATCCGCCGCCGAGCCAGACGATTACGTGATAGTGAATGACGCCGCGCTGTTGAAGCTCTGCGACCCATGCATACCGGACCTTGTTGGAGCCGGTACGGGCGTAGTGCCACTTGCGCAGGGCGTCGAGGTATCGGCTGATATGTTCTGGCCGCCATTGGCCATTGTCGCCCTCGTACGTCAAGGTCTGCATCCAGATCGTTTGGTTTTTGTCGCCCTGATTGTGGAGCTGCTTCGCAGCGATACCAAGGCCCTTGCGGAGCCGGGTTACACGGGCGGCTTTGGGGTCGATGGTTACGCAGTTTTCAGCCCAATCAACAACTACAGAACCACTTCTACAAGTTGTTGATACTGAGACAAGCCCGGAAGCGCTGCGCGCTTCCTGCTCGACGCGCTGCGCCTCGAAACGAGCGCAGGAGCGTGCATGGGCCACGCGGGCGGAGTGTTCCATGCGGGGGCTGAGGGCTGCGGCGACCATCACACCAGCGGGCGCGCGACGGTGGCGCAAAACGGGTTGGAGAAGGTCACCAAGTAGCCCTTGGTGCGAAGCGTCTGGATGTAGCCGTCAAAGGCTTGAACGCTGGTAAAGAGCTTGCAGCGGAAAGGCGTGAACAGGGTCACGCCATCCGCAGCCCATAGGCGATATTCAGTCGCAAGGATGTGGCCGGTTTGAGTGTTCATGCGCGCCGCTCCGTGTAAGTGCGGGTTGCATAGGCGTATCGAGTGCCGTGCTGGCAATGTGATCGCCAAATGCCGAGACAAGACGGGCCAAACATGAACACGAAACCGAAATGACGAGGAAGCATCAGACGCCCTCCCCGCCTACAGGCATGCAGTTAGCCGTGTAGATGACGTCCAGGCCGGTGCCTTCGTCGCTGATGAACAGGCTGACCGTGACGCCATCGACGCGGGCGATGTTGTCGCCCTGCTGCTCAATGAGCAGGGCGAGCAGTGCCGATTGAGCAGCGACCAAGCGGGCCGCGTGCATGGCCTCTTGCATGATGCTCAGGCCGCGGAGGCTTTGGGCTTCAGGGGAACGAGGCGCGGGGCGATTGCGAGATTGCCCGAGCGGTCCAGGTACACCGACGAACGAGCAAGGGTGTATTCACCGACAGGCCAGAAAAGGGCTTGGCCCTGCTCGTTCTTTTCGAGGATGATTTCGGACTTTTCAGGGTACGGGTTTTTGTTGTCTTGGCGGTCGTGGGTGTGAAACCAGACGGTTTGGAAGTTGAGGTCGTAAGCCTTACCGCTTGCCTTGGCTGTGCCGCGTTGATTGCGCACCTCGGTCGATGTCACCGATACTTGGATCATGTTTGATTACTCCGGGTTTCATGTAATCACAATTGATTACAGGCCGGAGTATTTGTAATCAGGAATGATTCATGGAATCCGTACAACCACTGATTGACAAAGCTTCCAAAGTATGCGGAGGCGATTCCGCGCTAGCGGAGAAAATGGGGATACCGCGTCAAAACGTGTACCTGATGCGAGCAGGCAAACGGCCAATATCACCAGCTACAGCGGCTGAACTGGCGGATATTGCTGGGGACGATGCGCGAGAGGCTGCTATTGCGGCAGTGATCGAGAGCGCAAAAGGGACACGCAGAGAGAGCGTGCTGCGTGAAATTTTGGGAAAGGCCATAGCCGCTGGCGTGGCGGGTCTGTTGGTGTATTCCTACAGCGGAGACTCGATTTCCGCTACGGAAACGATAGCGAAAGCGGCTGATACGACTTTAAGTCCTATACATCGTATCTACTCGCTATTGCGCCGCGCTTCGGTGCGCCTCCGGGCTGCGCTTCGCTTGCATCCCTGCGGCGCATCCTCGACGGCTATTTGCTGAAGTATCCCCGGCGTATTGAATGGCCCGCAGATCGCGGGCTTTTTTATGGGGTACGAGTTGTCTTACGGTCCTACATGGTGCCCTGCGGCCCCATACCCCCGCCCCAACCCTACGACACAAGGTCTCCGGGCAGGGTCCCCGTTGTCTTTCAGTGAAGCGGTGTGCTAGCTTCGGCGGTATGGATTCAATAACGACAGCGGCGCGATGGTTGACCCAGCACCCGTTTCTGGTGCTGGGTGCACTGGTGATCCTGGCGGGAGCACTGAAGGCTGGCGCGAGTCTGCGCGCGGGTTTTCGTAGCCGGAGGGGAACGGTACTACGTTTACGGACGGCGAGGGAGCAGGAGCGTTTTGACCCGGTGCGGACGGTGTACTCACCGAAGGGCTACCGGAAGCCGAGGCAGTGACCTGCGGACGGTAGTGATCGAAAGATGGGTTTTGTATCCACGTTTTGCAGTGAGCGTCGGTCAGCCCTGAGTCAGTGCCCTGCTGCGTGTAGCACTTGCAGACGCCCTTGAAGCACGCGCCGCCGATGACCTGGGGCATATTGACGATCTTGCGCAGTTCGTCATATGCGGGGGCTGACTCTGGGACGTTGGACACGCGAGGGA